TCGTCAGCGAGATCGGGACGGTCTGGTCGTAGAGGTTCTGGAGCTGCAACGCTTGGCCGTCCGTCACGGTAAACCGCTGTGGGAGCCGCGCATTGACCGTATTGCCGACTTTCGCACCGGCAATTTCATACTGATCGTCGTAGGTCCGGTTGACGTTCGCAAGAAACACGAGCTTGTTTAGAAAGCCCCGTGCAACCTCTTTCGTCGTCCAGGACGGAGTAGCAAGAGTATTTGCCATGAACCGATCCTTTTCAGTCTCTCCCGAGACTACAGACGCCCATGCTTCCGATCCGAGGCATTCATGCGACGAAAATGCTCATCAAAGGACATATCATCGCTTACGGTGTCGGTCGCGGGCGTATAAGGCGAACTCCCCAGCGGCTTGATGGGGGGTTTCGCATGACTGACAATTGGCGCGGAGCCGCGTGTGGTAGAAGCCGCGCCCAATCGTTCTTCGAGTTTGCCCATTTCTCGGTACACTTCAACCGGGTGCAGCGTGGACAGCCGCTGAGATTCGCCTTGATTGTCTGAGAGATATTGCAAGAGTTTAGTGCCGACAGGGCTTTCCCGTGCTAGATGCTGCATCGGCATCGACATCGGCGTATTCGCATCGAGCCGATCGTCAAAGGTTGGGTCAGCCTCACGCGCTGCTTGCAGTCGTCCTTGCCATCCAGATTCTCGGACACGTTCAGCTTCTTGTTCAGCGGCACGCGAGGCTTCATGGGCAGCGAACGTCGCATGTTCCCTGGAACGAACGTCCGTCACGAAAGCGGCTTGCGCCATCGTGTAATCTTCATATTCCTCGAACTGCTGAACCTTAGGGGCGCCAGGCATTGTCTTGTACCGGAGCCAGTCTGGATCTGTCGTAGCCTTAGTGGTCTCTGGGGCCGGCTGGGCCCGTGCGTTTATCTCTGCGAGTCGGTCCTCAGCCTCCACTGCTCGACGTTCGGCTTCCCGCTGCTTGCCCACGGCGACCTGTACGGCAGAGGTCGCATCTTTCCTCCGACGTTGTTGTGTTGTTTTCTTAGATTCGGCCTCTACGGGCTCGGACTGATCAAATAGATCTGGCGTCTCGATGGACGCCTCGGCCTGAACTGGCGCATCGACTGCCTCATGTGCCGGATCACTCGTCTCGGTCTCAGGCGAGTCGATATTAGATAAGTCTAACGACGACTGGATCTGCTCAGACGTTTCGTGGCTTGAGTCAATCGTAATGTCGCCGGCACTGGCTGATGGCATAAAGGGTTCTCACGCTGACGGTGTGAAGTTTCGCATATTAGCGCGTCTCATGCAATTACGCCGTGGAGGCCCCGCGCCGTAGTTGTGGATATTTACGATAGACGCCCTGTCGAATCCCCGATGGATTTGGCGCATTATGTGCCAATTGCAATGCGCTGCGTCCACGCGCGAGCGTATTGATGGGGTAACTCCCAGCCGGCGAATCCCCATCGGGGCCAGCGAAGGACGTAACTCCTGGATATTTCCCGACATTCGAGCCACCAGCGCGTTTGCGGGCCGCCCGAATGTGGGGATTCAGCATATCTCCCAACCGTCCCACCTGCTTAGACTGCATCTGGTCCCTTTGTCGCCTGTGTCAGCGCGGCATCGAGTGTTTTCATGTCTCGATCATGCGCCTGATCCTCAACGGCCAAGTCCTCATTGCGTTCAGCCTCGAATACGGCCTTGGCTTCACTGCCCTTGATCTTCATGGCCGCAATTTCCAGATCCGTCTGATTCTTCATACGCTCGAGCTCGACGCGCATCGCGGCATTGGCCTGTTCCCGCGCGGTAATTGCCTGTTGCTTCACCGCATCGGTCTCAATCTCCCGCGTTTTCTCATCCAGCGCTTTCGTGAGCTGCTCCAGCGCCTGACCCTGCTCCTGTAGTTGTCCCTGGAGTTGCGTTACTTGCTGCTCCGTATCGTTCTCTTGCAATGGCGGAGGCAAGAGCTTCTTAATACGAGCCGCGGCTTCATTGTGCCCAGGGAAATCCCTGAATTTCAGATACAGATCACCCAAAATTGGAAAGAGGGAGGGATTTGACTGAAAGAGCTGGCCCATTTCATCAGCCCCTTCTTGCGTGCGTGACTTATAGCTACGCCCGACAGTCACGACGACCCCATATCGACCCTTGGCTAAGTTGTAATTCAAGACCTTCGGCGGCGCAGGGCCGCCTGGCATGGGACCGCCCGGCATGGGACCGCCTGGCATGGGACCGCCTGGCATGGGACCGCCTGGCATGGGACCGCCTGGCATGGGACCGCCTGGCATGGGACCGCCTGGCATGGGACCGCCCGGTGGTGGTGGTGGAGGGACGCCCGCGCCAGCCATGCCGGGGCCCATCCCTGGTATGGTCAATGCCTGTGGAGCTGCCCCAGGAGCTCGCATCGGCATCATAGGGGCCGCACCGGATGACACACGGCGCGGACGTCTTCCCTGGATACCCTCTTCGAAGGGCGTATTTAACATAATCGTGCGTGACTCATCTTCGAGGTCAAGAATACGCGCGACACGACCGGGGCGATCGTAGATATGCGGGATGAGGTCAAGAATGACCTTCGCCTCATAGGTCAAACTGATTTCCGCGAGATTATCAAGGAAATGGCTGCTTCCTTGGTCATATTGCTGCTGGAGCGCCATGACGGCTTTACCACTGCGGGCGCTCGATGACTGCTCCCCGAGCGCGCTTTCATACGCCCCCGTGCCCTGATGGATAAATTCTCGCGCCTGTTGCAAGAGCACCATTGACGGCCCCAGCCGGGAGGTATCGACCTGCGTGCGCTGCGGTGGCGGGGCCGGGGTGCCATTCAGACTCACGTTCCGATAGCGCAAATAGGGGAAATTGCGGATATTCGCGAGCTGCCACTCCTGCTCGTGTCCCTCTTCCTGGCCTTCCACCATTGTGTAGGGTGCCTTGGTTTCTAGCGCGGCCAGCTCGACCGCTGAACTCGCAGAGTAGTTCAGGAGTCGGACGGCATCCTTGTTCGGCTCAATAATGCCTACCCACCGTCGTTGCTGTTCAAAGGGAATCAATTCGCGCCCGACCACGGGAATAATAGGAATATAGCGACCGTCTTGCGCTTGGGCCGGCTCGAGTTCCTCAATGGCGTTGATCACACTCCACCAGAGCGTCGGGACCTGCTCCTCTACGGAACGCCCTTCATCGCCTTCGCGTGGCGCACGCCCCTCGGGGATCTCGTCATCAAAGGCATCGGTGCCATCATCGAGTAAAACACGGGTTCGTGGCTGATATTCGATGCGGTAATACTCCGCCACGCGCACGGCGCGACCGGCCGACTCCAGGTCGCCGCTCATCCACTGCGGGGTCTCAACGCCGACAATGGCGAGTTGTTCGTCTTCATTAAGCGCAGCCATTTTGCTCTTAGGAAAGCGCCGAATATACGTGTCCCAAGGCATATCTTGAATCAAGAAGGCCCACTGTCCGTCCGACCAGTCGGATTCCTGCGCAAAGGGGTCCAAGACCACGCTCCCTTGCTGGAGGATGCGCTTGATCATAATTTTCTGGTCAAATGGCGACCCCCCGTCAGGGTCAGGCTCGGCCAGAACACGATAAAACCCGCGGCCCGCCTTTACTGCACGCTCAAAGGCCCAACTTCGCGCCAATCCTGCGCGTGATTCCACCTCAATCCGCCGATATAGTCCCTGGATGATCTCAGCGGTCTCGTCGTCGGCTTCCTCAGAAATCGGATGGATCTTGATGCCTAAATGGGCCGCCTTTTCGGCGTTCAGTGTCATCTGGATCGGCTGATCGAGCGTCGGAATTGAGAGCATCGGCCGCTGCGGAATGGCCACTCCGCCCACGATCTGTGGCTTTCGTTGCTCTTTGACATCCTTCGGCCACGCCATTTCTGGCACTTGGAAGCGCAAGGCGTCTTCTTCGCGCATTCGTTGATCGCCGTCCGCACTCACGCCGAGTCGGAATCGATCGAGCGCTTGCTCCATGTCTGTGGGCATCCGATCTCCTGTTTCCGTTACGCCGACATCCAGTCGGCATCCGATGCGCTCTGAAAGCGATGGGGAGGCGCCGCGCGCGGTTCCACGCGCATGAGCCCGCGACCGGACATGACGAGATAGCGCGTCGCGTCCATCAAATGATCACTGCGTTTGACGATTTTCCCCTGTTCGTCTCGATGATACCGCCGAAATTCCGCGCGCCAGTTCTGTAAGTGCTCCTGCACCTTCAATCGACCTGACACCAAGAGATTCCACGTCTCCATCAGGCCTGCTTCGACGGCATTGATCGCCGGATCAAGCCGGAGGCCCAGACGCCCGTAAATATCAATCAATGCGCGCCCGTCCACTTGATTGCTGCCCGCCGACGCGGGGTCAATCACGCCCCGCACCCATGCCCCGCGCGCCAAAATGGCCGCCGCATGACTCGCGGGCTCCCCGTGGCCCATGTAATGCTCATCGTACAGGACAATTTGTCCATTCCCAGGATTCTGCGCGCCCCAAATGACTGCGGTCTTGTTCCAGCCCACATCGAGCGCGTAGACCCGTGGCCAATTCTCAGGAATAGGCGCCGTCGGCACCAGACACTCACGTTCCGCCATCGGATAAATCGCGCCAGAGCCCAGCGCCGGCTCTCCCGCGGTCCTCGCGGCCAACTGATACGGTGGCGTCGTGGCCCGCATCGCGTCCTGCATCGACGGGTCTAAATGTGGGACATCTTGCCAGCCGGCCTGGATATACCCCTTGACCCCCTTCGCCTCGTCTGTCTCTGGCTCCAGAAACCCCTTCACCACCTCCGACATGCCCTGCAACGGCGTAAAGGTCGTGAACACGATCCCCTTCGTGGTGAGCGTGCGATACAGCATTTCCGTATAGCAATCCGCTGGCGGTTCCTCGTCACACCAAATGACGTGTTTCGCCGTGCCCTCAAAACTCTGTCGCCCCTGTTCGTAGGTTTTGAGCCCCAATAGACTCTCGCCGCCACTGATGTGCCGGACCACCGCGCCCTCCAGCGCCCCCGGTAATCCTCGTGACGGAATCGTGCGCACAATTAAATGCGCCGGAATCATGCCTGACCCCAATTTCGAGACCGACCCTAAGAGCTTGTGCTGCACAATGTCCCGCGTCGTCTGTGAATTCGTCCCCACACACCACGCCTCAATCGGCCCCTCGCACCGATAGCCCTCCCACCAGCTCGGATACCGCCCCGTGAGATGCAACGTCGTTTCATACGCGCCCGCTTCCGACTTCCCGACCCGATTCGCCGCCATAAACAGCCGCTGGGATACCGTCTTTCCCAATGCGAAAAAGTCCAATTGCTTCGGATACTTCTCGCGCGCTAATGGTCCCGTGTCAGGGAAATAGATGGCGAGCTTCGAACTCGCTCGACGCTCCGCCTCCGCCTGTAAGGCGACCAGGCGCGCCGTTTCCGCACTCGTCAGAATACTAGACACGTGTTGCCGCGACAGTATAGCGCACTTCAGCCCTCTCAGGGACTCGCCGTCTCTTGACTTTTTTTCCGCGGGAGAGACGGGGGTTTATTATTTATTTGGTAAACCCTTGGGCCTTTCGATAAATCTCAGGGCTCCGGAAAATCCGAGAATCTCGATTTACCTGGTCGGAGCTCACCTGGTCGGAGCTCACCTGGTCGGAGCTCACCTGGTCGGAGCTCACCTGGTCGGAGCTCACCTGGTCGGAGCTCACCTGGTCG